TTGATCCATTAGATTATGCTTGGCCAACGTTTGCCAATATTGGCGAGCAGGAAGTGCACATGCGGGAAGTGTATTTCGCTACTAATAACGACCCTGCCGAACCAGGTTATGTTCCCTTTGGTTACAATCCGCGGTATGCTGAATATAAGTTTATTAACAATCGTATTGCTGCCGAGATGCGTAGCTCATTGTTGTTTTGGAGTCTTGTACGTATATTTGACGAGGAGCCGGCCTTAAACGAGGAGTTCATTGCTTGTGAGCCTCGTACAGATATTTTTGCTGTTACAGGTGGCGACCATATTATCGCACATGTTTTTAATAACATTCAGGCTGTGCGCAAGTTGCCGCGGTTTGGTATTCCAACTATATAGTGTGTGATGATCCTTTTTTCGTTCTTCCCAAGGCAGGTACTAAATCTGTGCCTGTTCCTTGTGGGAAGTGTCCGTCTTGTAAGATGCGGCGTGTAAATGAGTGGGTATTTAGGCTTATGGAAGAGGAACGTCATTCCGTTGCTGCGCATTTTATTACCCTTACTTATGATACTAATCATGTGCCTATTTCTGATAATGGGTTTATGACTCTCCGGAAGTCTGATTTTCAGGATTATATGAAACGTCTTAGGAAATTATGCTTTGTAAAGTTAAAGTATTATGCAGTTGGTGAATATGGTACGAAAAATAAGCGTCCGCATTTTCATGCGATTGTTTTTAATGTCGTAGATACTCAATCTTTTGTCGATGCTTGGACTTTGGATGGTGTACAAATTGGAGATGTCCATATTGGTCATGTCACTACGGATTCTATTGCGTATACCATGAAGTATATTGATAAGTATGTTCCGCCCAAGAGGTTTTCGCGTGATGATAGAGTTAGTCAGTTCGCGCTTATGTCCAAGGGTTTAGGCAAATCTTATGTGGATCGCGGGAAAAAGTATCATCGAAAAAATCCTACTCAATTGTATGTCACTAAGTTGTCCGGTCATAGGGTTCCAATGCCCAGGTATTACCGTAATAAGTTTTTTACAGATCAGGAGCAAAAGCAGCAAATGGGT